CGGTACCGAAGCCCGTGACCCAGTACGAGTCGATGAGCGGGTAGTCGGGGTTCCGGCCCTTGACCAGTCGCAGGCCACGGAGGTTGGTGTCCGCGTGCTGCCGCAGGCCGATGGGGTTGTTGAGGTTGTCCGGCCCACCGGTCGCGAAGGAGGCCAGGTAGTCGGTCGGCATGTAGTCGTCCACCACGATCAGCAGCGGGCCGTAGTTGCCGATGACCGTCAGGCCGCCCAGCGAACCGGCCACCTGCGACGCACCGAAGACCTGCGTGGTCTGGGGCAGGATCTGGCCGGGCTGCGGAGCCGCCGGGATGAAGTCGTACCGACCGTAGTTCCCGCCGACCGCCTGCACCGCGTTGACCGCCGACCGGAAGTTCCGGATCTGGTTGCCCAGAGCGGTGTTGACCATGACAACCAGCCGGTAGCCGTTCTCCTGCGAGTAGCCGTGGCTGGTGAAGTCGTCGATGACCAGCGTGTCCAGGTCCTGCGCCTCGAGCACGGAGTTCGCGCCGGAGGTCTTGTAGTGCGTGTGGCTGCCGGTGAACGTGTTGTTCTTGTACGCGGGGGGAACGGTGCCATCCGCGTTGTAGAACTTGTAGACGTTGTAGTTGTTGCCGTTGATCGTCGCCGTGAGGTTGGTCGGGTTGAACAGGGTCTTGAGGACACCGTTCAGCAGGAGCCGCCAGTAGGCCTCGACCGCCGCGTTACCGACGGAGTTGACCATGGCCTCGGTGGCGTCGGCCAGGTACTGCCAGGTGTAGCGCGAACCCAGGTCGTACCACTGGAACGTGTAGCCCAGCTGGAAGTACGTAGGCTGGATACGCGAGCCGACCGGAACACCGAACTCGGAGGCCTGCTCGAAGTCGATGCCCTGACCCGGCTGGGTCACGGTCTCGGTGTTCTGGGTGACACCGAAGGTGAGGAAGTTGATCAGGTTCTGGCGCGGCTGGTTGACCGCGTTCAGCAGATCCATGAAGTTGTTCCACACCTCGTTGAGGTCCGTGCCGTCCGCCGTGCGCGTGACGACATCGGAAGCGGTGTGGAAACCCTGCCGGTTGGCACCACCGGCGACACCGGGCAGGATGCCCAGCGACCGGAGATCGACCAGCTCGTGACCGGGAGCCGCCGTGCGCGAGAACAGTCCGGGGAAGACCATGTCCGGCACGATGAGGCCGCGCTTGTTGTACTCCAGGGCCTTGCGGATGGTGTCCATCGAAGTCCCCTCTCTCAGCCCTGGAAGGAGCCGCACCGGACCACGAGGCGCGTGGCCTCGATGGTCGTTCCGACGTAGAACGCGTTGGTGCCTGCCGCCGGAGCGGTGGTGGCGAGGCGCGAGGCGGTGGTGTCCAGGTAGTACTTGGTCCCTGCCGCCGGACTGCCGGTCTGGAGGTCGTTGGCGTCGAGCTCCACGATCTCGCCGTTGGTCATCACGTCCACCACGTCACCCGCGTTCTTCGCGGACGGCAGGCAAACGACACCGACCGCCGAAGCCGCCGTGGTGGCCTTGATGAGACGACCGGAGCCGTTCAGGGCCACGACGATGCACCGGTTCAGGTCGGAGACACCGGCCGGACCCGAGGTGGCATTCCAGGCGGCGTTGAGCGGAGCACGGAAACCACCGGTCAGCGGCCCGTACTTGTCGATTCGGCTCACGTCCACTCCCTTCATTGTCTTGGGAACGTAGCCTTGTACTTCGGTTTCCGTTAGGCCACAGACCATTCCGGAGAGTGAACGTTAGAGACGATTCAGGACCGGGAACTTCTTGGCGAGCGCAGCTCGATCCGTCGTGTTCTTCTGGCCCTTCCGCCTACCGTTCTGAGGTGCTGCCGATCGAGTCGCCGGACGCTGCCCAGTTTCCTCTTCCTGCTCATCGTCCTCGTCGTCGTCCTTGGGCTTCCGGCTCCGAGCCTTCACGCCCTCGTCCTTCTTGACGAGGTGCGGCTTCCGACGGGCCAGCTCTTTCAGGCCCCGGCGGAGTTCCCGCTCGTCGATTGTACCGTCCTCGTCAACCAGGTCGTCAAAGAGCCCGGAACGTTCTGCCAGAGCAAACGCGTCCCCCGGATCGATCCAGGTCACCGTGTTCGACTTGAAGAACGCCAGCTGAGCGGTCATCACACGAACTTGCTCGTTGAGCGTCTGGTTCGCCGTCTTCAGCTCCGAAATCTGACGCGCGGCGACTTCGTCCGGAGCCTTGGTCTCGTCCTCGATCGCTTGGAGCCGCGCCTTCAGGTCGTCGAACTCCTTCTCCTTGGCTCGCAGCCGGAGACGGTACTTCTTGGCCTGCTCGGAAGCCCGGTGGATGCGCGAGTCCTCTTCGTCATCATCCTCCTCGTCCTCCTCGTCGTCCGTCTTCTTGGACTTCTTGGCCGTACGCTTCTTCGACTTGGAGTCGTCCTCCTCGTCGTCGTCCTCGTCTTCCTCGATGTCGTCCTCGTCCTCGTCGTCTTCCGAGTCGTCGTCCTCCCCGCCCTTGCCGGTGTAGTGAGGATCGTCGGGGTCGTTCGAAGCAGCACCGAGAACGGGCCACACCGCCGTGCCGTTCTTCAGGTAGCCGAGAGGGACCAGCGGCTCGCCGGTCTTCGGGTGCAGCTTGCCGGTCAGGTTCGCAGAACGCATCCCGGGCTTGGTGAGTCGCGGACTCATCCCACATCTCCTTCAACAAAAGCTTTCCACAGGTCGAACTCAGGTTCGGTTCCTGGTGCGAACTCCCACACTATCGCATTTTTCTGGTCACTCGTCGGGGAGTTGTGAGGCTCTCCCCAGACCAGAATGCTGTCTGGAATCCCCTGCGGGAATGCCAGGCAAGTTCCGGTGTTGATCCGGTTAGCGCACGAGTCGCAAGCCGCCGGGTTGATCTGGGTCATGCTCCACCCCTCTGGGTAGGAAGTGTTCTCACCACAAGCTTGATCACGTCACCAATAGCCTTGATATGGGGCTTTGGCTTGGGGTTCATCGTATAATCTCCCCAGATCTCCGCGATGAACTCATTAGCGTTGGTACCTGCATACTTGCTAACGCGACGCTTGATGGTTGGGTTGTTACGTGGGTCCTTGATGAGAGCTTCAAACCGGTTGAAAGTCCATCCCCCGCCATGCTGGCCATTAGCTCCGGGGTCAATCAACCCAAGCTCTTTGATTATTGACTCGGCAATGACCCTACGATGGTCCGCGTTGATATCCCAGTTGGTCAGCAGAGCATGGCCCATCTCATGCGCCAACGTCGTCTCGAGCGGGTCATCACCTCCCCGCGTCTTGAAGCCAGACAGCCGACCCCAGGCCTCATTTTCCTGACGCGAAACAAAGTCCTTGTGGATGTGGATATGCCCGTTAAGACATACCCCATTCGCATTCTCATGGCCTGTATAAGCCCGGGTGGTGGGAATGCCTGTCTTGATGTCCTTGATCCGCAGAACACGGTCTCCCACAATGCCCTCTTGAACTGCGAGGACACGATCAGCGCGCTTCTTCATCTCCTGATCGGTTTGAAGGTTCCGCTTCCGAACGGTCTTCAAAGTCACCGACTCAGGAACGTCCGGAGCTTCCACCCGACCCCCGCTGGCCAACTTCTGCAAGTTGGTTTGCAGTTCAGATGTCTTCGCAGGCTTAACCGTCGCAGCGTTCCGTGTGGTCCCGCTACCCACCCGAGGGTAGACGTGGTTAGGCACCTGGTATCGCTGCAAGATTCCGTCAATAGCCTGGTCTACGCGATCGGGCGGAAGCTTGCTCTTCGACTTGATGAAGTCACGCGAAGCACCGGCCCGGAGTGCATTTTGGATCTTGACGTAATCCCACGTCCCCGTTGCAGAAGTAGCGGCAGGGATGTAGGTCCCCATCGTTCCTGCCAGATTCTTCGGTGGAACACTGATCCGAGGGGGTGGAGGAAGTGCAGTCCCCGGGCCAGATGACGTGATGACTCGCGTATCCAAGCGCTCGTTCGGCGAGGATTCACGGATGAGCTTACCATTCTCGTCCAGGAATCGATAGGTAGCCGCTCGCTTCCGCACGCCATTACCACCACGACTGCCTGGCTCTTTCTCGACTGACCCTACCCGTCTCCAGTTCCCGTTGCCGTCCTTCAATTCCATCTTGGCCTTGTCGAACTTGGCCGGGGTGAGCTTGACGGTCGGATTGATCGCCGTTGCTGTGGGTGCCTTGGTCGATGGGGGAGCAGGTGTTTTTGGCTTGGACTTCGGAGGAGTAGTCGGCTTCGGCGTACCGTGCGTCTTTGGTACCGCATCACCCTTCTTCACCGGCGGTGCAGCAGGCGGCTTGGGCGTGCTGGGCTTCGTATTCACCGGACCCTGAGGAACACGAACCTTCTCCCCGTGGTCACTCTTCTTAGCCACTGGTGCATGTGCACCGATCTTGCCGATGAAGCCAGTCCCGCCATTCGCCCTACACAAGGCTCTTGCCTTGGGAGTGGACGGGTGAGGATGGCCCGTGTGGTCGATCATCGCTATCCCTTCCCGAGGCGAGCCAAGTTAGCCCTGGTCCGACGGTCTATCTCATCATCAAAGGTTCCCCGCTCGAGCTCCTTGCGGAATTGTGCGGGAGACATCATCACGTACGTCAGGTAACAGAAGCAATTCGGGTGCGGCTTATCCGGAACATCAGAGGGCGGCCATTCTCCATTGCCACCGTGACGAGCATAGACGTTGCACAGATCCGGCACCTTGTGGCTCCCCGAGAGATTCCACTTGACTGCCTTGACTCCGGGTCGCTTGGCTCCCTCAACTTGACGTTCATGGAAGGCGTTATTGATCTCAGTTCGCGCAAGGCGCATAGCCGCATACGACGCACCCCCAGGAGCTTTGGGACTCACGTACTTGTAGACCTCATCGGCAAGCTCTTTTGCGGAGAGCCCGGAGATGAGTCCTTGCCGGATGATCTGGACCACACGGCCGTCATCCAGTGCGCGCTGCCGGTACACCCGACTAGAGAGAGCACGAGCACGACGAGCAGCATCGCTCTTGAGCCCGGATGCCCCGGCGGCTCTGAGACCGCGTACAAGCGTTTCAGCGGCCGCATCCGACAGTGCGGCATACGCAACGCGTTCCAACGTCTCTATGGCGTCCTCAGCGGCCTCTAATGACTGCTCGATGGCGCGTGCCAGCAGCGGGTTGATCCGGCCGACCCACATGGTCTGGAGCAGCCGGTTGACCGCAGCCAGCGTGACTCGAAGTTGAGCAGCGCGGACTTGACCGCCTACTCCAACAGGCAACCCAGCGATTCGCCGCTGAATTGCCTTCGCTGTTGCTTCGAGTATCCGCCGGAGCTCGGCTTCCGTTGCGCCCTGAAGCTTGCGATACGGGCCGAACTCGGGTGGACTAGGCTGCGCCTGTGCCATCGTTAGCGCCCGTCTCCTGGTTCAGTTGACCGGTGCCAAGCTGGGCCTCGTTGCGTGCTTTGAACTCCGCGTCTGCACTCGCCTTGATGCCGCTGGGGAACGTGTACCCGAGCTTAGCAGCCTCGGACCGGTAGTAGTCGGTGTCGATGACTCCCCGATCGAGCATGTCGTTCAGCTCGGCGAACTTCGCCTCCCGGTCCACCGGGATAGCGTCACCCGTCACGCACAAAACGTCTACGCCAGTGAATGTAGTGCTCTCGTAAGCGGCCATCCACATCAGCAGGATGTCATGCCACATCTGCGTCTCGGTATCCACCAGCAAGTCGTTCTTCTCACTGGCCTTGCTGAGCATCGGACCGAGCTGAAGCTGAAGCGCTACGCCAGACGCGACCGATACCTCAGCCGCACCGACAGCAATTTCCGGCGTCGAAGAGACGTTGTAAAGAACATCCCAGAGCCGGTCGTAGTGGGTGCCGTAGACCTCAGCGATTCCCTGTGCCCCACCGATCTTGTCGAAGTTCTTGCCGTCGTGGTGGATGACTCGGCCAGGGCCCATCAGCCAGTTGGTAGGCTTTCCGGTCTCCGGATCGATCGGACGACTCGCATCTGTGGCGTACATGCCCACACCTTGGAGGGCAGCGGACAGGTCCTCGTCGCTGATCGTCTGGTTGATCGCCCCCATGATGCGCTCGAGCCCGCGCACCTCGGAGGATCCGAACGGATCGCCCGGAGTCTCGGTGTTCTTCGTGTGGTACACCGGGAGGGCGGTGATCTGTGATGGGAGCTCAGTGACCTTCTGGATGACCACTTCCGGCGCGGCTGTGTCGTCCTCCCACTTGTCCACCTCAAACAGACCCTCTTCGACGGAGATTGTTCCCTTGTCCGTCTTCCGATAAGTCAGCCGCTGGATGCGCGGGTCTCCGTTGTCGTTCGTGGTCGGCTGGATGAGATGGCACCCAATCACCGACTCCACGTCTTCTTCATCGAAGATTGGGAAGTACATGCTCGGGTCGAGAGACCTCATCGAAATCCGAGAGCCCTGGGGCTTGGTGGGGTCAGCGGTGATGTGCCAGATCGAGTCACCCCAGATCAGGTTGTACCGCTTCTTCC